AGGCGCTTCGGCGTCGGGCTCGGCAGCGTCGTATGGCGGCCGCACCGGCGGCGGCATCGGTAATCGGTAATGCTGCTCTCGCGGTTGCCGTCAGGTCTTGAGGACGTCGATGCGCTGCTGAAGCGGCGTGCGAACGCGTCCGTCAAGCGTGAACTATGGCGCGCTCTGTACCGCGACGCGTATCTCTACGCTATGCCGGCCCGCGAGACCTTCACGTACCACACCGAAGGTCAGTACCGTAACAACCGGTTGTTCGACTCGACGCTGCAGGAAGCAACCTACACAGCGGCGAACACATTGTGCGCGCTCCTCTTCCCTTCGTGGGTGGAGTGGGTGCAGCTGTCTCCGGGCGGTGACCTGACGCAGGACCTGCTCGAGAAGCACCCTGAGATTCTCGACGGACTACAGAAGGCGACGAAGACGTTCTTCCGGTATCTGAACGCGTCGAACTTCAACAGCGTCATCAGCGAGGCGGCGCAGGACCTGCAGGTCGGCACGGCCGCGCTGTCGTTCGACGAAGGCGACATGGACAACCCGTTCGTCTTCGAGTCGATCCCGACGTCGATCCTCGAACTCGAGGAAGGCCCGAACGGCACGATTGAGACGAAGTTCATGGAGCGCGAGATTCTCGCGCGCAATCTGCTGCGAACGTACCCCGGGCTCGAAGTGTTCGACCTGCCGGATGCGACGCAGAAGATGTTGAAGGATTCACCTGACCAGAAGGTCAAGATCATCCAGTGCGAGATCTATGATGCGGATACGAAGCAGTACTTCGGCGTCGTAGTCGACGGCAATACAATCATCTGGCGTTACCGCTACGGCCAGAGCTGCCCGTTGATTGTGGCTCGTGCTTCGAAGACGGCGGGCGAAACGTACGGCCGTGGCCGTGTGCTCCTGGCGCTGGCCGATGCGCGCACGCTGGACCGTATGCAAGAGTTCACACTCGCGCAGGCGGCCCTGCAGCTCGCCCCTCCAATGACGGGCGTCAGCGACGGCGTGCTGAACCCGTACACGGCGAGCCTGACGCCGAACACGATTATCCCGGTCGCCAGCAACGCGGACAACAGCCCGTCGCTGCGGCCGATTGAGACCGGCGCGAACTTCAACATCACCGAGCAGATGATGAAGGACCTACGCGAGCGCGTGCGCCGGACGATGCTCGGTCCAGAGCCCAGCGAAGGCCCGGTCAAGAGCGCGACCGAGATTAGCGTGGCCGACCGCAATCGCCTCTGGGCGATGAACGGCGAGTACATGCGCGTCCAGGCGGAGCTGCAGGCCAAGATCGTCGCCCGTGGCGTCTACATCCTTCAGAAGAAGGGGTTGATGCCGAAGTTCAAGATCGACGGGCGCTCGGTGGTTATCAAGTACACCTCGCCGTTCGCGACCACGCAGAACGCGGACGACTTGATCAACCTGCAAAAGACAATTCAGACGGTTTTGTCGATGGGTCCGCAAGCAGGCCCCACTGCGCTTGCGATGGGCCTGAAGACGAAGGACATGCCGGCGTACATCGCGCGCCTCAACGGCGTACCCGAGAAGCTGATCATGACCGAGGACGATCGGCAGCAGCTGGTGAAGGACGGCATGACAGCCAACACGGCGATGCAGGCTAACCAGCAGGATCACGCGCAGGGGATGGCTGCGGCAACCGCATCAGGAGAGCAGGCCGGAGCGGCACCACCCGAAGGCATGCCTCCGCAATAGGAGAAGTTTGAGTGGCCGAGGAGAAGGGCGGCGATTGGTTAGATGAACTCTTTCCGAACGCTGCGAAACAGCGGGCGGAAATGCACGAGAAAGGTCTCGTGTTTGCCCAGAAGTATTTGGTGTTCGCGGGACCGACAGCGGATCCGCGGGCACGCGAGTTGTTTGATCACTGGACCAGCACGGTGCGCATGGCGCGCCTCGGTCGATCGGCAACTGTGCAGGAGTTAGCGGCGCACAACGCGCTGCGAGAGTTCGTGGAGGGCATTCGCGCCCAAATCGAATTCGCAATGGCGAACGTGCAAACGATCGCGCCAAGGAAGAACGATGTCTGACCCCACACCCGCCGCGGCAGTTCCTGCCACACCGGCGGCGGCGCCAGCACCGGCAGCGGCCCCACCGGCCGCCGCTTCTGCTCCAGCTCCTGCCGCTACTCCGCCGGCTCCTGCGCCGGCACCCGCCCCAGCTCCTGCTCCGGCAGCCGCTGAAGGCGAATCACTGCTTCCCGCGGAACCGGCAGCGCCGGCGCCCGCCCCGCAAACCGAAGCGGAGAAGATCGAGGCAGCCCGCAAGCTCGTCAAGGAAGCCGACGCTGCTGCTGACCCGAACAGCGGCAAAGCATGGCTCCTGAATGACGGCGTGATGGGCCAAGGCGAGAAGCCCGGCTGGTTCAAGCAGGACAAGTACAAGACGGTCGCTGCGCAGGCGGAAGCCTACGTGGCGCTCGAGGGCCGCTTCGGTGCCTTCACCGGCGCGCCGAAGAATGCCGAAGGGAAGATCGAGTACACGTACACACCGCCCGAGGGTGTCACGTTCACATCCGATCATCCGATCGCGCAGGGATTCTTCGAGTGGGCGGGCAAGAACCAGCTGAGTCAGCAAGGGGCGACTGAGCTCCTGAATCAGCTGGTGGCGTACGAGGCGGCACAGGTCGTTCCGATGTCGGACGTCAAAGCGGCCATCGGTGCGGATGCTGATACGCGCATCGCCAACGTCGCCGCATGGGGTAAGGCGAATCTGGGTGCAGAGGGCTATGCCTCGCTGCGCGCCGCGCTGACGCCCAGCAAGCAGACGGCGGCTGTGTTTCAAGTCATCGAGCAGATGATCGGCAAGAGCGCGCAGGCCCGGATCCCGACTCCGTCGCGTGAAGGTTCTGTGCCCGCTGGCGGCGCTGCTGGCTTGGATGCGATCCGCGCAGCGCACGGCGAGAAGACCCCGGACGGGAAGCTGAAGGTCGACGTCGACCCGAAGTACCGCGCCGATATCGAGAAGCGATACAGAGACTACTACGCAGGTCAAGCAGCGTAGTTTGATTCGCACTGGGGAATCGTAGTGACCCTACGATTCTCCAGACAGAATCAAAAGATTCCGGACGATCGCGGGGACCTTCGCAAGAAGCCCGCAACCCAATCGTTCAAGGCGAGAGAGGGCCGGGAGACCGGGACCCCGATTGAGCTGATTCGCCGTGGAAGCCGGCGCGTTGACAAGACTCTCCCTCAACCAATCAGGAAACACCAATGAGCATTCATCTGGGTGGCACGTATACCGCCACCACGAACGCTGCGATTGCCGCGTTCGACACAGAGGTGAAGCTGGCCTACCAGGGCGAAGGCGTACTTCGTCCCACGGTGCGCGTCAAGTCAGGTGTGGTCGGCCAACAGTTCGCGTTCCGTAAGATCGGCGCGAGCGTGGCCTATCAGCAGACTGCGTCTGCCGAAGAGATCACCCCGAACGACACCAGCCACACCAAGATCTTCGCCACGCTGACCAACTGGCGCGTAGGCGACTACACCGACCTGTTCGATCAGGCGGAGACCAACATCGACGAGCGTACGTACCTGGCAAAGGACAACGCGAAGGCGATCGGTCGTGCCGAGGACCAGCTGATCATCAACGCCCTCGCGGCGGTGAGCAATGCTGCCGGCACAGTAGCTTCCGGCTACGGCGGCACGAACACCGGCTTGACTGCGGACAAGATCCGTCACTCCAAGCGCTACCTCGTGCAGCAGCAGGCTTCCGGCGGCGATCACTACATGGCGATCAATGCGATTGCTCTCGAGACGGCTCTGGCCGAGATCGAAGTGACGAGCGCCGACTACCAGACCATGCGGCTTCTGACCGATGCCGACATGAACAACAAGAAGGCTTTCGGCTTCACCTTCAAGGTGATCGAAAACCGCGTGGAAGGTGGTCTGCCTGCAGGTTCCAGCAACGTGACCGAGTGCTTCGCGTATGACCGCGCGGCCGTAGGTCTCGCAACGGCGATCGAGCCGCAGTCCCGGGTCGACTACATCCCGCAGAACAATGCGTGGCTGTCTCAGTCGATCTACATGGGCGGCAGCGCGATCATCGATTCGCTGGGTGTCGTGGTCGTCAACGTGTACGGCGTCTAAGCGCTGCACACCTAACACAGGAACACGACAATGGCTTACAGCTCATTCAACACGCAGTTCACTCGGGTCGGTCCTCCGAATGACAACTGCCCGACCATCTGGACCTATGTAACGACCGACACTTTGTCGGCGATCGACCAGCCGGGGTACTTCAATGCCCTGGCCCCGAAGCTCAAAGCAGGCGACCTGATCTATGTCAGCTCGGCCAGCTCGCCTTGGGTCAATGCGTTGATTCCGGTCAAGTCGAACTCGCGGAACGTCTCAGCGAACCCCCCGGTTGCGGGCGTCGTTGTGATCTTCAGCGGCTTCACGCTGACCAGCTCGACCTAATCAAGTAGGGGAGGGGACTTCCAACCCTCCCCATCTTTTCTGGGAGTACGACGTGACACAGCACTTGGTGAAGTGGACACCGTTCGACTTTGCATGTCGACTGCGCTCACTTCAGCAAGGGTCGTTGAACGTCGGTAATACACAGCAGAACCGGCTCAACTTACTCGCCCTAGCGACCGCGGAAGCGAATGCAGGTGCCCGTTGGGCGAAGTGGAATGTGACTCGCGCGGCCAATACGGCTCCGCGTTCACTGTTGATGATCTTCGTGCAGAACGTTCCAGGGTATGTACCGCCCGTAGGCACGAACGACTGACGCCATGCGAACGATGCTGGTCGTGGGAAGCGCACCATGCTTGTTCGAGGACGTAGAGCGCGCACTGAAGCTCCGTCCGCTCGCGAGTCTGATGTTGGTCAACGGCGCGTGTACCGCGATCGAAAACGCGGAGCACGTCCTGGCGGGCCACGAAGAGAAGGCCGAGATGTTCGCCGCGGAGCGGCGGCGGCGCTTCCCGAACGCACCGCCTTGGCAGTTGCACGCTTGCTGCAACCTCAAGCGACTCGACCTGTACCGGTCAATGTTCCCCTCGGTCACCCGCTGGTGGCCGCACGAGAAGGGGACGGGCGCAACGTCCGCCAGCAAGGCCGTGAGGCTCTGCTTCGACATGGGCGCCGACGAAGTGATTTTGTGTGGTTGCCCGCTGGACCAGCCTGGCTACTTTCCCGGCGAGGCGAAGGTCCATCAGCAAGTTAGTTGTGAGCGCATCGGCGACCACGGCATGTCTCGCATCGGTATCCCGGTGCAGGAGACGCGAATCATCAAAGCGTATCGGACGCGCTTCAAACAATTGGCCGAAGGCGAGTTTAAGGGGAAGGTGTTTTCAATGAGCGGGTTTACCCGCGAATGTCTTGGCGAACCACAGTAGAGGAAATTTGACGTGGCAGTAAAGCCCCTTAACAAGGACAAAGACGGTTCAGTGCTGGACACGAACGTGACCACACTGACCACAACGGTTGCGAATCTCGGCAACAGCCCGGCGAAGTTTGCTGCATAGGCAGCGCTTGATCAGGCCCAGCGTGAGCTCGTCCTGCACTATCTGAACAACGGTCGCATCACCGCGGCTTCTGTTCTTTCGACACTCTCCTAAGAGGTATCTATGGCACTTTGGGTAAAAGTCAAAGAAGCCGCCACCTACCCCGAGGTGAGGAAGGTCTATAAGCGCGCCGGCGGCGGTCAGGGCACCGGCCAGGTCATCGGGCAGGGCCAGTCGCAGACGACCGGCAACCCGACGAGCGCCGCGAAGGGCTTCCTTAACACCGTGAAGAAGTACGTGCAGGACGCCGCCAACGGGCTGAGTCCGACGCTTCCGTCGTGGATCCGCCTCGCTCCTGGCAGTGCGCCCGGGCAGTGGCAGAACGCGATTGTCGATGTCACGGCGATTCCGGGTGTCCGGAAGCTCCGCGACAACGGCAAGTGGACCGGCTTCCCGAACTAAGGTAGGTGACGCGTGGAGAAGCGCGTCGTTACCGTTCTTCGGAGCGGCGGCGAGTATGAGCCCAAGCACGTCCTGGCGATGCAACGCCAAGTCGCGCAATGGGCGCCTGATGCAATGTACGAATGTTTGTCAGATATCGACATACCGGGCGTCAAGTGTACACCGCTTCGACATAGTTGGCCCGGTTGGTGGGCGAAGCTCGAGTTGTTTCGGCCTGACATCGAGGGCGGTTACCTCTACACCGATCTCGACAATGTGATCGTCGGGCCAATTGACGACATGTTCCGTACTCGGTACACGACGAATGCCACC